ATATACAGCCTAAGAGCTATTGAATGAGTTTTACAGAACAAGGGAAGCCGATCATTGTATCGGCTCCCGTTATTAATAAAAAGGATATGGATAAGTATTTGGTCTGGCATATTGAAGGCGGCCTAGGAAAGAATGTTGCAGCTACAGCACTGTTACCTGCATTAAAAAAGAAGTATTCCTCTAGGAAGATTATTCTAGTAGTATCATACCCGGAGGTATTTCTAAGTAACCCTAATGTGGATAGGGTGTATAGAGTCGGTATGACTCCGTATTTCTATGATGATTATATCCTGGGTAAAGATACTTTGGTATTTAAACATGAACCGTATTTCCAAACAGACCATATTACTAAGAAGAGTCACCTAAATAAGAACTGGGCAGACATATTAGGAGTTCAGTATAAAGATGAATTACCTGAGCTTCACTTTAACATGGTACAGAATAACTTCCAATATACCTGGCAGAGAGAGAAACCAGTAATGTTAATTCATACAGCTGGAGGTTTATTCCAAGGTCAACAATTAAGTTATGCCTGGACTAGAGATATGCCGATTGAGTATGCTAACTGGATCGCTCAAGAGTACGGAAGCAAGTACCATATCATTCAGGTATGTAGAGATAATGCACCTCATATTCCTGGAGCTGAAGTTATTAATCAACCGATGACTAACATGGAACTATTTAGTCTAGTTCAAGCCTCAGAAAAAAGAGTATTAATTGATTCATCCCTGCAACATGCAGCAGCAGCTATGAATAAATCTTCTGCAGTGATGTGGATCGGTACATCACCAGAGAACTTCGGGTATAAGATGCACCAAAACATCAAGGCACAGCAACCTGCTAACGGAACTAAATTAGTTGATGCTTATTTATTCGATGCTTCTTTCGAAGGAGTACCTCATGAATGTCCGTATAAAGACGTAAATGAGATGTTTAATTTAGAGGAACTAAAGAAAGCAATAGACCAAGCTTAAAGTACTATTCAGAGAGCTATTTATAATAAACTCTCTTGAATGGCCGAAAAGTTCCCAAGCTTAAAAACCCTTACCGATAGAGAGGCATCGTTGATTGACGGTCCTCTCTTTCTGTTGCAGGATATCCTTCCAGCCGGATCAGCTACAGACCAGGTACTGGTATTGGATAGAAAAGGTCGGGTAGGTACTGTACCTAGATCGGAGTTTTCAGGATCAGCAGGAGGAGGGGATTACTCAGGATCTTTAGACCTCACTGTAGTAACAGATGGCGGTAACTTAGTTAGAACTATTCCCGATGAATCTCTAAGTTTATTAGGAGGAAGTAATATCACTACAGGAGTATCCGGTACTAATTCAGTTATCATATTAGATGATAACATCTCACTGACCACCATTCAGTTACAGCAAAGTATAGGTACCGATGAAGCACTGGTTATAAAGAATACATCAGGACAAACACAATTAAAAATAAATCAAGAGGGTGTCTTAGAACTAGCTGCTAAAGCTGCAGCACCTACAGCAGTAGAAGGCGGGATATACTACCAGTCAGGCAGTGGGGTTGAAGAGGCATTCTTCATAGGAGTATCAGGATAAACAAGCTATTTATATATAAACCCATTATAAATTAGATTATGGCAAGTTGGAAGAAGGTCCTCGTCTCGGGATCAAATATAGAAGTAAATCAGATTACAGGCTCTACCGCCCTTTTTAGCGGTGACGTAGATGTACAGGGAACATTCTCTCTACCTGGATTCGGTGATGTATCAGCATCTTTGGCAGGTGCAATTGCAGGAGGTGACAACTTAGGTAACCACACAGCAACTCAAAACATTAACCTTAATGGGTATAGTTTAATCAACATCCTAAACGCTTCAGCGAGTGGATTTGTATCAGCATCAGAGTTTATTGGTGATGGTTCTAAGTTAACAGGTATTGTTACAGATTTAGATATCAATGGTACTTCAGGTACGATTAATATTGATTTAGCAACTGAAGCACTTACGTTTGCATCTACAAACGGTGTAACTATTGCAGGAGCAACTAACACATTGACAGTTAACACTGCTCAAGATATCCAAACAACAGCATCACCATCCTTTGCAGGATTAGATATTAACGGTACTGCAGATATTAGCGGTAATGTAACGTTGAGTGGTAATGCTCAAACTGTAACACATTCAGGAACAGGTAATTTAACTATTGCATCTACCAGTGGTAATGTTGTAGTTGATGGTGTGACAATGGCCGGCGGTACAGTAAGTGCTACAAGTGTTTCTACTACAGGTAATATTACAGTAGGGGGGGACTTAGTTGTAAATGGTACAACCACTACAATTAATACTGCAAATCTTTTAGTAGAAGATAAATGGGTACTGATAGCATCAGGATCAACAGCAGCTGGAGACGGAGGTATTGTTGTAGAAGATGGTACAGCAGGTAGAGGATTTGCTCTAGGATACGATGCCACAGCTGACAGATGGGTATTGCAAGATCAATTTGACTCAAGCGCAACCAACGATGCAGCCTTCGGATTAGATGAAGCTGCACCAAACACAGGTGCTTATGTAGGTACTGTTGAGGTTAGTATTGAAGATCCAGGAGCAGCAGTTCCAACCTACGGTGGTAGCAGTTATGGTCACGGTACAATCTTTGTAAATGAAGGAAGTGGAGATATATACATTTACTCGTAACAGTACAATAAAAGGTTTTTAAATGGGATTAGTAAGTAAGGGAGGTATAAAAGACCTTTCAAACAAAGATATTAAAGAAGAGACTCTAGATCAAGCGGAATTAGAGTTTCTTCTTTCTCGTATTAAAGACATGACTTTTAAGGGAAGTGAACTAGAAATACTAACAAAAGTTGTTATTAAGCTCCAGAATCGCTATATTAGATTAAAAGACGGTAAAGAGTAATAAGTATGGCAAAGAAGGACGTTATGGAGTTATCTCTCAGAGAGTGGTCCCTCCTCAGACAATCACTAGACATTATCACAATCCAAGGTAAAGACGCTAGAATGGTAGCAGAATTGCAGACCAAACTAGATATTCACATATCTACAAATAGTACACAGCAGTAACCTATTTATATTAGATTGAAGGCCCGAAAGGGAAGTGGGCAGGCACAATCCTGTAACCAACCTCAATGTGAAGTATGCCAAGTTGGAAAAAAGTAATAACCAGCGGATCTGATGCTGGTCTTAATAGTCTCGTTGTATCCACTACGTTCTCAGTTAACGGAGTAGAGTACCGTACCTATGAAGAGGATACAATCAATATAGGAACTACAGTAGTAGCATCCTTCCCCACTACAGATGGTTATGCAGCTCACTTTGATTATTTGGTTAGAACAAACACCGATTACAGAGCCGGTAAGGTAGTTGTAATTTGGGATGGTTCGAATATAGACCTTACAGATACCTCTACAGTAGATATTGGCGATACCTCTGGTGTAGCTTTTGATGCAAGTATTAATAGCGGTAATGTACAGTTAGAAATTGTAACAGATAGTAACGGCTGGATATTTAAATCCGATTGTAAGATATTATAGGATATTTATATAAAACTAATATAGCAAGCACATGGCAAACGAGTTTGTAGCAAGGAAAGGGATAATCTCATTAGGTGATTTAACAGTAGATACCCTTTCAGGAAATAACGGAGAAATTGTAACACTAGACGCTGCTGGTAAGATAGTAGCATCTGGTACATCTATATCAGGTATTAACGGTACCGTTACAAGTGTGACTGTAGGAACAGGTTTAGATGTTGCTAACGGAACCACAACACCAAACATCACATTAGACCTATCAGAGCTCGCTGACATGACTGCCGATATAGTAGGTACAGCAGATGAGCTTATCTTGTTAGATGCTGGTGTACAAAAGAGAAAACTTACTAGTGAGATTAAGCTTGGTCAATTTAATAACGATCAAGGATGGACTTCTAACGTAGGAGATATCACAGGTGTTACAGCAGGTACAGGTTTAACTGGTGGTGCAACATCTGGAACTGCCACGGTAAGTATAGACTATACAGGTACAGATAACTTTATTTTATCTGCAACAGATGGTACCTCCTTAGGAAACCTAGAAGGTGGTGATAAAATTGCTTTTGTCGATACAGATAATAATGTAAAGTATGCTGATATCAGTCAACTACCTTTCAACAACTTTACATATTCTCACCCTACCCATCCAGGTGATGATATCAGCGTAGATACAGGTGCGTTGACAGGAGCAACGGTAATATCTGATTTAGATTTTAACGTAACAACAGACGGATTAGGTCACGTTACAGATGCGAATGCTGCAATCTCTACAAGAAACCTCACTCTTGCAGACTTAGGTTACACCGGTACTACGGACGCAAACACATATGTACACCCTAACCACACAGGTGATGTAACATCATCTGGTGACGGTGCCACAACACTTGCAGCAGCAGCAATTACAGGTAAGACAGCTTTAACAACAGGGCTAGTCTCCACAGATGAGTTCCTTGTAAGTGATGCAGGTACGTTAAAAAGAATGGATACAAGTGTTTTGCAAACATACATGCAAAGCAACCTTACATTTACAACTAACACGGATGTTGATGTAAGCGTAGCAAACCTCACAACTCGATTAGGACAGATTCCAGGAAACGCAACCATAGGTGGAGGATCTTCTACAATTACCATTCCAGGTGATTTAGTAGTAACGGGTACAACTACTACAAACAACGTAGAGACAGTATCAACATCTAATGGTGTAATCTTCGAAGGAAACGCAGCTGATGCAAATGAGCTTACTCTTTTAGCAGGAACATTAACAGCAGATCAAACTGTAACCTTACCAGATGCAACTGGTACATTAGCCTTAGATAACGGAAGTTATCCAAATTTAAGAGCACAAGCAACTACTAAAGCCGATGTTGGTTTAGGTAACGTAGAAAACACCGCTCTTTCAACTTGGGCAGGTAGTTCTAATATTACTACTTTAGGTACAATTGCTACCGGTGTATGGCAAGGTAGTGCAATATCTACCACATATATCTCAAACTTGAGCGGAACCAACACTGGTGATGAGCCTGATGCTAGTGCAACTGTAAAGGGTATCATTGAGATTGCAACCAATGCAGAAGTAACAACAGGTACAGATACTGTAAGAGCAATCACTCCTTCAAGTTTAACTTCGATTACTAAGTTAGGTACAATTGGAACAGGTACTTGGCAAGGTACTTCAATTTCAACAACATATACTGACGCTAAAGTTACCTCGGTATCAGCTGGAGCGGGTATTGATGTAAGTAGTACGACTGGAGCTGTAACAGTTTCCGCAGAAGCTGCCTCAGCAACAAACCCAGGTGTAATTGAAATTGCAACCAACGCAGAAGTAACAACAGGAACTGATACTGTAAGAGCCATTACCCCATCAAGCTTAACTTCAATTACGAAATTAGGTACAATTGGAACAGGTACTTGGCAAGGTACCAAGATTGCATCAGCATATCTAGATGACGATACTGCACATCTATCAACAGCACAGACATTCACCGGTACTAAGACCTTCACAAGTAAGGTAATACTGGATACCGATAGTGGTGATGATGTAGATTTATTTACAGACTTTACCGCTACAGTAGCAGGTGCTGGTGCCACAACAACAATTGCAAGTTATACCTCTGCAGCAGCTGTAGCAGTCTATTTTGATTATAGAATTAATGATGCTACAACAAACTTAAGAGCAGGAACGGTAATGGCTATATCAAACGGATCAACTGTAGCTTACACTGAGTACAGTACTGGGGATATAGGAGACACTTCTGCAGTAACACTTTCAGTAGATTATTCAGGTGGTGCAATTAGATTAAGAGCAGTAAACAACGCTGGAAATTATAGAGCAAACGTGTTTGTTCGTACGGTATAATTCCGTATCTTAGATTTACTATTAATAACCTTTTGGATAGGGAAAAAAGGTAACTATGGCAGATACACCATTTAAAGCAAGGACTGGACTAGAGGTTACTGGAGACGCACTTGTATTCGGAAACTTCTTTGCAACAGGAGGAAGTATCGGGTACGATACAGGTGATAGATTATTATTCACCAATAACACTCGTATTGACTTTTACGTAAACAACAGTAATGAAATGCGTTTAGAGTCTGACGGGGACCTTCATGTTGATGGAGATGTCATTGCCTTTTCAACTACCGTTGCATCCGATAAAAAGTTCAAAGACGACATACAGACTCTAAGCAGTGCAAGCAGTACAGTTAAGCAACTTAGAGGAGTTTCCTTTATCTGGAACACAGGTAATAGAAAAGGTCAAAAAGATATTGGACTAATCGCTCAGGAAGTAGAAACAGTAGTACCTGAGGTTGTTCAAGATAAGGAGTTCTTAAACGGAGAAACAGCAAAGACTGTTGATTACGAAAAGCTAGTAGCTTTATTAATAGAATCTAACAAAGAACTTCAACAGAGAATCGAATCTTTAGAAGAAAAGTTAGATGGCCTTACCAAGTAGCGGACAACTATCCCTAGAAGATATCAGAGCAGAGCTAGGAGCTGGAACTTCTAATGTATCTCTAAGATCATTATCATCCACTGCAGGCTTTGCAGTACCTGATGCAATTTCAGAGTTCTATGGATATAGTGCATATTCTAATGGTTATTACTATATTAATGATGGTACCGATGATTATATTCAAGGTTTATGGGAAGGTCAAACTTCTTTAGCAAACAATGATTGGAGTATAAGTTTTTGGGTAAAGCAAGATGCACCAACAGCAACAAACCAACAGCTATGGGATTTCAATGCAAATGGAACAATAAACTCAGGAAATACAACAAATCGTCTATTCCTACAATACAACGCATCACTTAATAGATTCCTAGTACGTCTCAGGACTAATTCTACAAATTTTGATAGACAGTGGGCCCTGCATGATAACAACTCGGTAACAGGTACTGGTCCTTTAAGCTCAAATACTTGGACATCTTCAAATCCTGGGAATACTAATGCAATTGGTTGGACTATGATAACAGTGACCTATGATGCTTCACAAACAACAGCAACAGCAGCACTAAAGATCTACTGGAATGGAGCAGAGTTGACTTCTCAAGCAGCAGCAACTAGCGGTACTAGAACTAACAATACAATGGGATACTTGTGTTTATGTGCATCCCAACACAACGTAGGAAGTGGTAATTCAAACATATTCATGGACGAGTGGGCATTCTACAATGATTTACTCACTTCAACAGAAGTATCAGCACTATACAACTCAGGAACAATAGTATCTCCACATACAATTAATACAACAAACTTACAAGAGGTAGTACAGTTTACTAGTGTTACAACTAGTATTAACACTTACTTAGGTAACTATAGCGGAACCATTTCCGGAGGAACTGTTGAAGCTTATTCGTAAAAAGTTGGATCGTTTTAGTTTTCTTTATATATTTATATATGATTAATCATTATTAAAAATTTGTTATGGCAAATCAGAAATTGACACAAGAGGAGTTGCAAACAATCGCAGAGTTGCAACAAAAGAACAACGCAGTAGTATCTGAGTTGGGACAAGTAGAACTAGCTAAGATGTCTATCGACGCACGTAGAGCTAATGCTGAAGCTTACCTTACAGAACTTCGTAAAGAGGAAGAAGAGTTTGGTAAGACTTTATCAGAGAAATACGGTGCAGGTTCAATTGACTTAGAATCAGGCGAATTCGTACCAGCACCAGCTGAAGAAGTTGCAGAGTAATTAAGTTTACTCCGGGAATTAGTTAAAGAGGGTTTAGGCCCTCTTTTTCTATTTATAAGTAAATCACTTTATATATGGCTAAGTCATTATTTGAACCTAAGAGAGTTCCTAAGTATACAGAGAACATTATAAAGCCTACTACAGGCCTGCAAGCAGCACCAGTACCTGTAAGACAGCAATCAGCCACTAGAGCAGTACCTAAGACTCAAGCTATACCAGCTTCAGCACAGCAGGTATCAGCACCAGCACCAGCACCAGTAGCACCTCCAGCACCGGCACCAACACCAGCACCACCGGTAGTAAGTGAAACTAGTGCATTCTTTTTTGATGGAGCAACAAAACTAACAAGTAGTATAGACGAGGCAGCTTTCGGAACACTCTCAGTAGGGTTTACGATAACCCCAGGATGGAATCAAGAGGATACAGGATCTTGGACAGTTATGTCGATAGGTATTCCGGATGATCCGGCAGCAGCAATAATGAACGTACGTATAACCAGAACTTCAGGAAGTACCGGATATACAGATAGTTTAGTTTCTGAATTAGCCTCAGGATCAATTTACGTCAGGAGTACTCAAAGACTTGTAGGACTTTCCCCAACTTTCTACAGCGGAAGTACAGGAAGAGACAACGTATACATACGTACATATATTAGCGCTGGAGAATTGATTAACTTGAGGTATACGAAGAAAGACGGAAATACTACAAAGATAGAAAATAGTTGGGTATCAAACAGTACAAATACTACAGGTTCTTACGGAGAGAATGGAAGGTACATTTTTTACCTAAGGGAATTTAACAATAGAAGAGAAGATTACAGATTTGTACTAGGAGGACTAGCCTCAGGATCAGGAGACTACTTCTCAGGAAGTCTAGATAATTTCTACATGTCTAGAATACAGCAACTACCCGGAGAATCTGTACCTTATTCATTTGTAGGTTCTGATGCTAAATACGTAACAAGGCACTATCGCTTTGAAGGAAACACCAATCCTCAGAAAGGAGATGTGTTGTATGTAGATGGAACAGAGACTTATGTTAGTTCGTCAATCTAATTTTACGAATTAATCAACCTATTTATATAAAGAACTCAATATAATACCATATAACAATGGCTGAAAGAATTGTATCACCAGGTGTTTTCACCAGAGAGCAAGACACCTCATTTTTAACACCTGCACCTGCTGAAGTATCTACAGCGGTAGTAGGTCCTACAGTTAAAGGTCCAATTGATATCCCTACAGTAGTTCGCTCTTACGGCGAATATGTTGCTGTCTACGGAGATAGATTTAAATCAGGATCTAACTACCATCAACATTTAACTTCACTAGCAGCAGAGAAATTCTTCGAGCAAGGAGGAGATTCTTTGTTAGTAACTAGAGTTGCACCTTCGAGCTACCTTTCAGCTACTGCTGAGATTTTATCTGGATCTACTGCGTTAGTCACTTTAGAAACTATCGGTAAAGGAGCTATCTTTACAAACAGCGGCTCTGCTACAGAAAACCTAGCAGACGGAGCTCTACTAAGTGGTTCAGGTGATAATGTAAGATGGGAAGTTGCTAACGTAAGCCCAGACTTAGGTACATTCGATATCATTGTTAGAAGAGGTGATGATAATCATAAAAATAAAATTATTCTAGAGACATTTAATAATGTATCTTTAGATCCAAATTCTGATAATTACGTAGCTAAGAGAATTGGTGATGTAGCTTATTCAGTAAATGGTAGCGACATCATCGAATCAGGAGATTATCCAAACCAATCTTCTTACGTTAGAGTATCTGCAGTAGGAGTCCAAATGCCAGATTACTTTGATAACGCAGGAGCACCTAAAGGAGCATTCTCTCAATCATTAGATGATCTAGCAGCCGGCTCAGGATCCTACCACGGTACATTCGCCGGCGGAGATGGAGCATTAGATGCTGCAGGAGCAAACTTCTTTGAAAATATTAACGGAACTGATACACAAGGCTTACCGGTATCTTCTAATGCAGTAGCAGCCTATACTAGTGCATTATTGGTATTAGCTAATAAAGAAGCATTTAACTTCAACGTACTATTAACACCTGGCTTATATCAAGAACACCATGCTACTACAGTAGGAAGCTTTATTGACTTAGTAGAAGATAGAGGAGATGCAATTTACGTTGCAGACTTAACTTCTTACGGATCAACGGTATCAACAGCGACAACAAAAGCAAAAGAACTAAACAGCTCATTTGCAGCAGGTTACTGGCCATGGATTAAGGTTCAAGCTCAAGGAATTGGACGTCAAGTATGGGCACCAGCTTCCGTAGCAATGGGAGGTGTATTAGCATTTAACGATGCAGTAGCAGCAGAATGGTTCGCACCAGCAGGTCTAGTAAGAGGTGGTATTCCAGGAGTAATTAGAGCAGAAAGAAAGCTTTCTAGAACAGACAGAGATACATTATACCAAGGAAAAGTTAACCCACTAGCAACCTTCCCAGGTTCAGGTGTTGTAGCTTACGGTCAGAAGACATTACAGACTAAAGCATCAGCTTTGGATAGAGTAAACGTTAGAAGATTGTTGATCACGTTGAAGAGATTCATCGGTGCTCAAGCTAACAACTTGGTATTTGAACAAAACACTATTGCAACAAGAAACAGATTCTTAAGCATTGTTAATCCATATTTAGAGAATGTAATTCAGAGACAAGGTCTTTACGCATTCAGAGTAACGATGGATGATACAAACAACACTGCAGATGTAATCGATAGAAATCAATTAGTAGGTCAGATCTTCATCCAACCAACTAAGACTGCTGAATTCATCGTATTAGACTTCATTGTTGAGCCAACAGGAGCTGCATTCGGTGCATAAGTTTAGAGAGAACTATTTATAATAAAGTAAAATAAATACACGATGCCTACATTAGATCCAAATGAAATCATGTTCACTGCCTTTGAACCAAAGGTACAGAATAGGTTTATAATGTATATCGATGGTATTCCTTCTTATTTAGTTAAGAGCGCTACCTCACCATCCTTCACGGATAATATCATTAAACTAGACCACATCAACACTTACCGTAAATTGAGAGGTAAAAGAGAGTGGCAAGACATGACTTTGTCTTTATACGATCCAATCACACCTTCTGGTGCTCAAGCAGTAATGGAGTGGGCTAGATTGGGTTACGAATCAGTAACCGGTAGAGCTGGGTATGCTGATTTTTATAAGAAAGACATTACATTGAACGCTGTAGGCCCTGTAGGCGATATCGTTGGTGAGTGGATCATCAAAGGAGCATTCGTAGCATCTTCAAACTTTGGACAGTATGACTGGTCAGTAGATGATGCAGTAAACGTTGAATTAACACTCGCAATGGACTATTGCGTATTAAACTTTTAATATTTAAGTTATGGATAACTTTGATTTAAGAAAATTTTTAGCAGAGAGTAAGCAGCCAATCCAAGAGATGGAAGCACCAATGGAGGTAGAAGCTCCAATGGAAGGTGAGTCAATGGAAGAAGTAGTTGCTGAATACGTAGAGAAAGCCTTAGGAGGTAAAGATATTAAAGAGGTATCAGGCATCATCGAAGCACACGTTGCAAAGCATGCAATGGAGATGAAGATGGAAGTTATCGCTGAAGTAATCGATGCCTACGAAGGTAGACTATCAGAGATTAAAGGAAGCAGATACTTTAAAGAAATGGCTGATGAAGCTAAGATGTCAAACCAAGAAGGAATGATTAAAGGTCTTCACGAAATGGCAGCAGCGATAAAAGAAGAGTACAAGAGCGCTCACATGCCAGAAGAAGCTAAAGTAGAAGAAAAAGAAGAAGACAAAGTAGAAGAAAAGAAGGAAGACAAGAAAGAGGAGAAAGAAGATAAAGAAGAAAAATAAACCTCGCCCTGTCAAGCAGATAAAAAGCCCGAGCCTTAGTTGGTTCGGGTTTTTTTATTTCTTATATTTATGATTAAACGTTTCAACTAATAAGTTTATGGAGTTTAAATTACCAACAGAGACTATTGAATTACCGTCAAAAGGTCTCTTATACCCAGAAGGACATCCATTAGCATCAGGTACTATCGAAATGAAGTATATGACTGCTAAGGAAGAGGATATCCTTACCAATCAGAATTACATTAAGAACGGTACAGTAATTGACAAGTTACTTAAATCTCTCATTGTTACCGAGTTTGATTATAATGATTTACTTACAGGAGATAAGAATGCTATTATGATAGCTGCTAGGATTCTATCTTACGGTAAAGATTACAGCGTCACCTATAACGGAGAGCAAATCAACGTTGATTTATCTTTAATTGAGCCGAAAGAACACCAGGTAGAGTATACTAGAGGAGAGAATGAGTTTGAAGTAAAGTTACCTAAATCAGGTTACGGGCTTACTTTTAAGATTCTAACTCATGGAGACGAAGTTTCAATCGAAAATGAAATTAAAGGTCTGCAGAAAATTAATAAGAATAGTAGTCCAGAGGTAACAACTCGTTTAAAACATATGATATTATCTATCGACGGTAAACGAGAGAGAGCTGATATTAGAAAGTTTGTTGATAATTACTTATTAGCTCAAGACGCTCGAGCTTTAAGAGCAGAGTACTCAAGAGTATCTCCTGATATTGACTTAACATTTACTTACGAAACAGCAGACGGTAGTGAAGAGGAGGTCGCTATCCCAATCACACCTACCTTTTTTTGGCCTGACTTCGGAGTATAGATCAGTACTCTTTCAGCAGATACATGAAATAATTTTCCACGGTAACGGAGGGTACGATTGGTACACTGTTTATAACATGCCAATATGGCTTCGTAGGTACACCCATAAGACTATTCTCAGTTACTATGAGAAAAAGAAAGAGCTAGAAGAAGAGGCTGCAAACAAAGCCAAAGGTGTTGAGAAAGCTAAGCCGATGGGACCGCCGAAAGTAAGTCCAACATACACTACGAAGGCCTCTACAAAATAGAGGTCTTCCTATTTATAATATATTGTATACCCCTATGGCTGACGAATTCAATCTTAATGACGACCAAGTAAGGAGAGCGGAAGAACTGAAAAACATATTCGGTGAAATTCGTAATGCTACAAGAGAAGCAAACACCTCCCTTAGAAACTTGGGAGAGACAGCAGCTGATTACGGAGGGATATACAGCAGCGTAGCAAACTCAGCATCAAAAGTTGCTGATATTCAACGTGAAGTAGCAAGATCAGAAGCCGGTACTAAGAAAGTATTAGAGGAAAAAGGTAAGCTGCAAGATAAATCAAGACGTTTAACAGCTCAAATTAACAGTTTATACGAAAGAGCTGCTAACGCCACTGGTGAAGTAAGAGAGAATCTATTAAATCAATCTCGTAATCTAGCTAATGCTAGAGACGTTGCAGAGGAACTTACCGTTATATATAGTGAAATAGCTGAACAAGCAGCTGAACTAGATAAGTCTACTGTCTTCTTCCGAGGAATGAAAGATTTTGTAGGAAGTATACCCGGACTTAAAGCACTCTCCGGACCTTTTGAAGACGCCGCTGCCGCTGCACGTAAAACTCTAGTGAACGCAGGTTCTTCAAAAGAAGCATTCGCTGCAGGAGGTAAGTCATTGATACAAGGATTCAGTAAAGCACTAGGACCAGCTGTACTATTAGGAGCAGCAGTTAAGTTTATTATAGATTTATTTGTATCTGCTCAAAAGAATACTGTTGAGATAGCTCGTAACTTGGGAATAAGCAGGAGCTCTGCTGAAAACCTACGTAAAGAGTTTGCAAGCATTGCAGGAAGTTCAAGCAACCTGTTAATGAACACAGAATCTTTGATAGCTGCTCAAAAGAGTCTAATTGAAATTCAAGGTTTCTCAACCAGACAAACAGCATCAACTCTAGAAAATCAAGTATTTTTAACAAAGAATCTAAAGTTAGCTGGCGAAGAAGCAGGTAACTTAAACACAATGATGACTGCATTCGGCGGTAACGCAATGCAAGCTACGGATGCAATCTTACAACAAAACAGTGAGTACGCTAAGCAGACCGGATTGCTGATGCCAGCTCAAGAGCTACTTTCTAAAATAGCTTCGGTAGGAGCTGATATAGCAGGTTACTTTGCTTTCAACACAAAAGAGATTGCAGCCGGTATTAGAGAAACGAGACGTTTTGGAATCTCTTTGCAACAAGCTTCTCAAATTGCTAGCTCATTATTAGACTTCGAACAATCTATCAGCGCAGAACTAGATGCTGAATTGCTTACCGGACGAGATTTTAATTTCGAGTTAGCAAGGTCAAAAGCATTGCAAGGAGATATTGCTGGAGCATCTAGAGAGGTATTATCACAGATACAAAACCTCACTGAAGAACAGAGAAAGAGTCCATTGATAATGGAATCTGTAGCTAAAGCAACAGGATTATCTGCTGCTGAGATTAATAAAGCATTTATGTTACAGTCTAATTTAAATATGAAGACTGCAGAATATGATGAGTTATTAGCAAGAGCAGGTAAGACAGGTAGTGCAGTGTTAGTAGAACAACTAGGACTTCAAGGAGCCTCCAGACAAGAGATCGAAAAAACCTTGACTGCACAAGAAGCATTTGCAGCAGCATTAGCTAAGGCAAAAGATCAGTTCGCTGGACTAGTCAACAGTGGTGTATTAGATTCTCTAGTAGATGTACTTTCTTCTTTTGTATCTAATATGAGATCATATGGATTTGGAAGAGCCTCATCTACTCAACGTTTTGAAGAATCTCTAGGTAAGAGCAGTCTATCCGCTGCTCAACAAGCAAGACTAAAATCAATCTCGGAAGAAAGATACAGCTTATTCGATTCGTATGGAGAGAATTCAAGTGCAGATTTAGTCGAAGCATTAGCTGCCGGTAATGTAGATTTAACAACTCTATCATTAGGTAAGAGTTCTTCTAATCAAGATATCGCAACAACTAAATCCGGACAGACATTTGAACTTACAAAAGAGACTGTCTCAGTATTAAAAGAGCTTTTAGCAGAGACTAAAGGCGGAAAATCAATCGTACTGAACGGACAAAAGGTTGGTGAAACAAATAACCAAGCAGGTGGATTATACACTTATAACGCAAGATAGGGATTATGCCGATAATTAGAGACTTTAATGACAACTTAGTCCCGATGGACAACCCGATTGAAGCTCGTAGAAACGATCTCATAAGGATTACCGAATGGTTAAACTCTCCTGCTGGATTAAAGTTTGCCGCTAAACAAGGACTGTTAAGAGCCAGCGCAGGTAACAGTTCAATAATCGA